TATAAATCTATACTTTGGATTTGTAGTAAAAACATTTTGGATAGATTTCTACAAGACTAGATATCACTTTACTTTAAACTAATTAAATCTTCTAATTAAAAAATAAGCCCTCCTCTCGGAGGGCTTTTTTTGTTTTAAATTTTAAGAGTTTTTTATAGAATTACTTTATACCTTTCTCTAATATCTGAAAAGTTTTGCTATTATTTCTGTAGACAGTTCCTCCCTTCAATCCGCTATTCCACATTAATAAATAAGCTTTATATATATCATCTGGAGTTACTGATTCATCCATATTGATAGTTTTACTTATACTATTATTAACAAATTCTTGCCAAGCTGCTTGCATGAAAATATGCTCGGCCCAATTGATTTCTCCTGCAATCTTAAAAATGGCTTTAGTCTTGTCAGAAATTTTTGGAATTTCCTGAATGCTACCAGTTTTTTGAACAATTTCTTTAATTTCTCCAAGCTCTTCATCAGAAAATCCTTCAGCTTTTAATTTCTTAAATAGAATGGGATTTATTTCAATCACGTAGTCCTTAGCTATGTTCCCCACTCCTTCAGTAATATTTCTTTTATAAGCTAAAGCAAAAAATGGTTCAATAGAACTATTTACTTCTGCTATTAAGGCTATTGTACCTGTAGGAGCTATAGAAGTTGTAGCAACATTTCTCAATCCATTTTCTCTAATAGCTTCTAAATCAAATCTATTCTTCTGATAGGGGGAGTGTAAAGTTTTATCTACTACAGATAAATCCACTTTATTCTTATCATAAAATTCAAACGCTCCTCTTTCGTGAACTAAGTTCATTGACTCTAATAAGCTGAAAAAGGAAATGAACCAACTTAAATAATTGGCTAACTTAAAGGCATCTTCACTATCATAAGGAATTTCTAATTCCGCTAATAAGTCTGCCCAACCCATTACTCCTAATCCCAATCTTCTTAATCCTTTACACCACTTATTAACATTTTCTACAGGAGTTGTAGACAACTCTTGCATGTTATCCATAAATCTAATTGCAGTTCTAATTAATTCTTCTAGGAAAGGAAAGTTAATACTCTTAGTTTCTTCATCATAAGTTGAATGTAGATTTATAGAACCTAAGCAACAAGCTTCATAAGGAAGTAAAGGAATCTCTCCACAATTTGCTGAAACAATTCCAGAATGAATTCCAGCTACGGGAATATCGTCTGCAATAATATAAGTATGTGTTTCATCTACAGTTCCATTATAAACATCGGAATTGAAGGGGGAACTAATATTAATTACTTTGTGATTTCTATGATAAAAACCATTAGCTCTTCTACTTTCATAATGAATACTATTATGCCATTCAGGAGTAATCAATTCTAAATTCTCCAGCTGATTATTTAATGGATTAAAATCCTTGTGGTGGAGAACATTTCTTTTGTTTATAACTATCCCATTAAAGCACTCGTAAACTAATCTAGCTACATATTGATGTTTTGCTTTATTATTTTTTCCCCATCCATGTACTCTTAAATGCCCATCTCTATGTTTACTCATAGAAAAAGCTCTAATAGACTGTCCTACATTTAAATCTTCGGCTTTGATTCTATTTCCCCTAAATGTATAGAAATTATGATCTAGTGTACATTTTACTTTAAGACCACTATCAAAAGTTATTTCTACACACTTCGCATTTTTTCTAGTTAATCTTGGATTTCTCATCATTCGCACAACAGGTAATTTAGTTTCTGGACTCCAGGAATAAACTAAAATATCTTTTCCACTGTCCGCTAATTCTTTAAATGTTTTGGCCCCTTCAAATACTGTTAGTATCTTAGTATCTCCGGAGACACACGGATTAGTAGCCTCTATATATCCTAAATGTTTAACTATATTATCTTCATTAACCCTGTCATAAAAAAATACTCCTGGATCACCAGATTCCCATGCCATTTCAGCGATTTTCATTAATAAATCTTTAGCTTTTACAACAGAACAAACAGAATTATCTATTCTAGAATTTAAATCCCAATCTTTATCTTCAATACAAGCTCGCATAAAATCATCTGTAAGAGCTACAGATATATTAAAATGGGTAAGCTGGTCGTCTTGTAAAGTTTTCTCTAATACTTTAAAGTACTTTCTCCCGTTTGAATCCAACCCAACCTTATGCAAATTTCTAACATATTCTTCCATTACTCTTTTGTTACGATCTATTAGCTTTGATTTGAAATCTATAAAGTTTTCTATGTCTGGATGGTCAATATTTAATAGACTTATTTGTGCGCCTCTTCTACTAGCTTGTGAGATTACTTCTCCAGTTTGATCAAATAAACTCATAAAACTCAAAGGCCCGGAGGCATTTCCTCCAGTTGTTAAAACTGGCGATCCCTTCTCCCGAATTTTTGAGAAGTTATATCCAATTCCACCACCCCATGCAAAAATTTCTGCGGCATCTTTAAGGGTTTGATATATTTCTTGCCTACTATCTCCTATAGGTAATACAAAACAATTATTCAAATTCTTTACATCTGTTCCAGCATTAGCTAATGTTCTACCTCCAGGAATAAATGCTCTATTAAAAAGCATTTGATAAAATTTACTAAACCATTGATCCCTATCTTCTTTTTCTACACTTGAAATGTATTGAGCTACTCTAATACAAGTTTGATTCCAATCCTCCTCCCCCCTTAAAGAATACTTCATTCTAAATATTTTTTCTGCAATATTGCCTAGCATTACATAGTACCTCCATCCAAGTATTCTATAAAAGCTACTGTAATAGCAGCTAGTTGTACAGCCTCGTCTCTGGTTCTTTCTTTTAAGTATCTTAGTATTTCACCATTAGATGTGATTTTGAATTTATTCTCTAGAACTTCTGTACACAATTCTCCATATTCTTCCCCTATAAGAGCTAACCAAATAAAAGAATCGTGTCCATTAACTCCCCAAGTTTCGTCCTGTCTTTCTCTTTCTTTAATAACATCTTCAATTGCTTTACTTATTTCCATTCTTTTATCTTTCCTAATAGATCAGCTATTTCCTCTTTTGAAATATTCCAGTCATACGCACAATATAAATAAGGAGGTTTTACATCATTTTGATCTAGATGTTCTACCATCCCTTCTAAATGTTTTATAGTACCTTCCAAAGTTTCTCTGCTCGGAAAATATAAAACAAATCCTTTATCTGTAGATATTAAAGTTAAGCTATCCATTTCATTTACTCCTTTTCATACTCAAATATATTTATTTTTATTTTTCCAATTAATAAATCAAATTTTACATATAAATGTTTATTACAAGTACTACAATAACCTAAAGGAGTACACCAGCTATCTTCTTGTGTAAATGTTACAGGATTTTTACAGATGGGACAAGGTTCTGTAAACTTAGTATTCATCCTCTACCTCATATACTCTAATCTCTGGTCTGAAAAATAATTTCCTATGACAAGCTGGGCATTTATAAGCAGTATCCGAATAAACACTAATATAAAATTTCCAAGCTTCATATTTAGTACCACATACACATTTAGTTATTGGTAAACACTCGTCATCATTCAAATTAAATTCAACCAAATTAGTTACGTCTTTCATTTCTAATCCTTTCTACTGCTTGTTCACAGTATTCCTCTGATGCTTCTATGCCAATCCATCTCCTACCTAATTTCTCTGCTACTACAGCAACTGTACCAGACCCTATAAAGGGGTCAAGTACGACTCCAAATTTTTCAGGACAACAAGCCAGGATGGGAACTTCCGGAAGTTTCTCAGGAAACATAGCTATATGGTTTATATTCCTGCTAGTGCTTACAGGAATATCCCACACACTCCTCTTATTTCTACCCAGTTCTAGCTGTCTTTCCAGAGACTCTTTATCGTCCCACATTCGATTAGGAGAGGGCATAGACGTTACTCTAACCTGATCGTGCTTGTATCTGGAAGCTCTTGGTGCGTTCTCCTTATAGGGTTCTTTTAGACCTTTATCATTCCTCCTCATTACATCTTTATAGTGATCTTTAGATGATTGCTTAAATGGTTCAAATTGCTGTTGAAAGTAGTATGCTTTTGTATCTAAAACAAAATGTAAAATGGGTTCGAAGTCTAAAGTAAATTTCTTTTTGTTACTGGTAGTAAATGCATTTCTTTTGTACCAGATAATTAAATGTTTCTGAATCCAATTATAATCATCTACCATTTTTATTGCAAATCTATTGGGTATATTCATCAAACTTCCATCAGGCATGAGAGGTACAATCTTTTTAGATTCAAAAAAAGAATTAGGGTTGGTATTCTGTTTGAGATTTTTGCCTCCACTTCCAGCACTTCTATTAAAATACTTATCTCCTATGTTTACAAACAAACTACCAGTAGGTTTAGTAACTCTCTTTACTTCACTAAAAATATTACACAAGTTAGTGATGTAATCTCTATAATCAGATTCTTGACCAAGTTCATCATCTGCTAGATATTTTCTAGCCATCCAATAAGAAGGACTGGTGAAAGTCATATCTACTAAATCTAAAGGCAGAGTTGGTAGTATATCCTCTGCTTTTCCTAAGTACAGCTGTCCAAATTCATTCTCCCAATAAAGAGTCATTTATCAGTTCCTTTATATACTCTGGTACTTCAAGAACTTCCCAATGAAATGTATCCCACCATTTAAATGTACATCCACAAGAACACCAATAAACACTCCCGCCTAGTGGGAGTATATCTTCTATTTTACAATGGAAAGCTCTATGAGGACATTCAGCCATTTTATAATACCTCAAATACTTCTACTTCGATTGGTACACCTAATTCAACAGTAATTACTTTATAATTTTCTCTAAGTCTATTGTCTAAGGCTACCATCTCTTCTTCTAACGGTTCTCTAAGAGGTTTAATAATTTTTTTCATACCTTCTCTAGCCTGTCTATGTTTCTTAACTACATTCTCAGCTAATATAACTTTCTGTTCCTCAGCTTCTTCTTCATCAACATATACACCATAGATAAATACCTTCCCATCATATATACCAACTACTACTTTAGCTTCTTGGGGTTGATTTGGTTTAAGTTTAAAACGAGTCATTCAAATTCTCCTTATCATATAGCCGAGTTCCGAGTTTGCCTATAAGAAATCCAATCCAAATAATTACAATATATTTGAAAAAATTTATAATATCTAGCTCTACTGCGTAATGGAAAGACTGGACAAATCCTATTAGCATTATTATAACTCCTAGGACTAATAGAATTATAGAAACAAATCCTTTAACAGTTATCCCACTAAATAATTTATTCATATTCAAGCCTTTCTGTAGCTATCTCGAAAATATCAGGGTCAATCTCAATACCAACGAAGGAACGATTGTTCCTAGCACACCAGACACCAGTAGTACCAGAACCCATAAAGCAATCAAGTATTGTTTCTTCAATGTCCGTGAATGGAAGTAAGAGTCTATCCATGAGTTTGAGTGGTTTTTGCCACTGAATATTTTTGTCATCTAATTTTATTCTCTCCTTTGCTACTGTAGAAAAATTACCTAGATCGTAAAATACATCGCAAGGAATTTTGAGTCCATCTCCTCTTTTGTCTAGGTTAGTACCTGCTGTAACTTTGGGAATCATAATTCTTTCTGGATAAAACTTATAGTCTTTACCCTTAGAATATATTAATATATCATCGTGCTTTCTAGGAAAATATCTTCTAGAGATACCTCCCCATTCCTGTATATAAATACACCAGTTGATAAAATTATTCTTTCCAAACAGATTATCTAAAAGTAATTTATATTCTGCTACAGTATGGTAATCAGTTTGAACCATAAAGATTCCATTATCTTTAATTAGTTCGTAACAACCAAGCACCCAATCAAAATTATCAGACTCGTAGATACAATCACCATATACCAAATCAATCGGTTCATTTATCTTATTCCTTAATATATCATAGTTACTCCCATTGTACAACTTAATCATTTAATCCCAAGTCTTTCTATTAAAAACTTCTGGATAAGTTAATTCTTCAATAGTTACTAGTTGTTCTACAATTCCTCCAGTAGTACCCCTGGCTGTTTTTACTTCACCCATATTATCAATTTCTTCTATCTCTGGAGATATATTGGATACTAAAATCATTTGTCCTATTCCATCTCCTCTTCTGATAACTAAATCATGATCATAGTAATTAACAATCTTAAATAGAATCTCTCCTGTATATGTCTGATCAACTACGCCAGCTCCAATTAGATGGTTATTTCTACTTTTGGGCCATATTAAACCTACGTATCCTTCAGGAATATACACAGTAATTCCGGTTCTCCCAATCATACAGTTTTGAGGCTTAACAATATAATCCTCTAGACTATAAAAGTCCATACCTGCATCACCTTCGTGATTTACACTAGGTAGAAATGCACTACTATCCATTCTCCAAACTTTAATCTTCATAGTCTCCATAATCCTTTTCGTATTCTTCATCATATTCTGCCCATGTTTCAACTCTTTCCAGTATTCCATTTAAGTAATCCAAGTAATATCCATCCTGTCCATAGTAAGGATCACCATAGCATAAAGAACAAAGTGTTTGGTTTTCAGGAATAGATACTCCACAACTTCTACAGTAATTCATATCGCCTCCTCTACATTTGAAAAAGATATTTAGATTGACAGGGTAACATCTTCTTAAGTTCTTCTGCACTTCCTCCGTCTCTAAAGTAATCTACAGTATCATACTTCTCCTTTCTGGTATCGAATTGAAATATCTTGATTCTATTCTGATCCATTCTAGCTACTCTGGTTGCCCCTTGAATTCCTGCGTAGTCATTATCAGCTATGTAATAAATTTTCTTGACTCTTTTGAAGTATTTATACCAATTGTAATTCCAACCATTAGCTCCTCCGGTATGGCTTACTGCTGGTATACCTTCTTGCATCAGTAAAACAGCATCTATTGTTCCTTCGGTAATCACTACCCAATCTATAAAGTTCAGTATATCTGCATTAACTAAAGTTGGCCCGATTCCTCTATAGTAATATCTAATTTCTTTAGTTGGTTCCTCTCTTCTCAATTGAAAATTTCTTAACTTCTGATCTATAAAGACCGGCAGAGTAAACCAGCTGTTATAATATCCTAGCTGGTAAGCATCTATTGTAGTATCCCTCAAGCCTCTTTTATACCAGTAACCTCTTTGATACTTTCCTGTATTCCAAAAGGATTCTACTAACTCAGGTACAACAATATCAGGTTCTTTCTTTATCTGAGTAGAAATTGGATATTCATAATTCAAAGATTCTAATATATCTATAGATTGAGGATAGGAATATCCTTTTACTTTTATTAACCAATCTAAAGCATTACCATGTTTTCCCGTTTTGTTCCAAAAAAATTTACCATTTTCTCTATCAATTACTAATGAATCATGCTCTCTTGTTCTAGCCCACCTTCCTCCATTGGAATCAATTGTATAGTCCCTACTAATTAACTTCTCTAGAGTAGAAGGAGTTATTCTCATGCTTCATCTCCGGAACTATTGAAGTATACATAACTACAGGAATAACCACAAATACAATAAAAGCTATAGCAACTACCCACAATAGAGGCCAAGCTAAAGCTAAAATAACATTATCATTCTTAGCTAAGAATACATCCAAGAGAAATTCAGTTATTAAATATCCAGTTAAATACCAAGCTAAATAAACCATACTACCTCCAGTATATATAAACGTTATCAGGTAAACGATCAATAATTGGTTTCACTTCTTCAGCAGATAATCTACCATTTCCAATTCCAGGATAATTCATGTGAATATTTATACTTTGATATACCCAACACCATGATCTTAATTTTTCTACAGAATAACTGATCAAATTCAAATCGGCTTTATCCTTGAAGTGATATTTAACCTGGAAGATACCATAATCGTATGGATAATTGAGCATGATTAATCCATACTTTCCCAAATGTCCACAGATTCTGTTTATCTCTTTTCCGAATAAAAGATTTATTCCTGGTACTTGAACACACAGCTGATTAGCTGCTCCCCTTCCCATCACAAGAGCTCCGTCTTTTCTAAGAAAGGAATTACCAGTAACTACTCTAATTCCTTCTCTCCAGTTCCACATATTACCGTGTAGTAATTGCATATGCTCTCCTAAGGTAGTCTATCTAAAATCTTCCAACCATTTTTCCATACATTAATTTTGACTGTATTAAAATCTCTCAAGCTATGCTCAATCCTAGCTCTGAGCTCGCTATAGTTACCTTTCTCGTCTCGCTCTAATGTTTGTACTCCTACAGTCTCATCATCCATTTGGCAGTAGCGATTAAATCTATCTCTGTCTATTTGTACAATCATAGTTGGATTACGTCCAATACAATTTCTGACTTCCGCAGCTTCCCAACCACTAGTTTCGGTCTTTGAATAACTAATAAAGAAAGTTATTACAGCTCCAACTAGTAACAATATTATTAGTAACCATCCAAATCTTGTACTATTTTCTGAATTACTATCTATATCTAAAGCACTCATTATATTTTCTCCTTTCCTAGCACCCTTGATAGGACTCGAACCTACACTCTTTGGCTTAGAAGGCCACCGCTTTATCCATTAAGCTACAAGGGTTCAGTCGGAAGTGTAGGATTTGAACCTACGTTCTCTTGTTCCCAAAACAAGCGGATTACCAGACTTTCCCAACCTCCGTGAGCCTACACACAGGTTCGAACTGTGACGATCTGGTTGGAGGCCAGAGACGCTACCATTACATCATGCAGGCATATTTCTGAAATCGCTCCCCCCGTCTACTTAGTAAATGATTTCAGGGGTTTTATTAATTGAGATAATTTAGTCCCATGTTCATTATCTCTAGTCCAGTTGGTGGTATTCCCTGAGCCTGAACTTCACACTCCCATCAGGATTCGAACCTGAATTTCAATGGTTAACGGCCATTTGTTTTACCTGTTAAACTACAGGAGTCTGATAGATACCGTACAATTTTGTTTATTAACATCCGAGCTTATTTCGGATACCACTGTACAAGTTAGTCCACTACTCTAGGTAGGATATCTATCAGTAGACCAGAAAGGATTCGAACCTCTAACCTGCACCTTATAAGAGTGATGCACTAACCGTTGTGCTACTGGCCTGTGGGCTGACAGTAGGAATTGAACCTACAACCTGACGTTTACAAAACGCCTACTCTACCAGATTGAGCTATGCCAGCACTAACTCCTTCTTTAGATCATCTATATTCCAAGTTTTATCGATGCTTAATGTCATAGTAATATCGTGCCAGTATTCCATAGCTAATTCTATTGCCCTGTCTTCGTTTCCAGCTACTACAAAAGTATGCTCAAAAGTATACGCTGGAGTGTGAAGATAATTATTAATAGCTAAGACTTTATATAATTTCATTTAGGTCTATCTTTTATAATTAACTTAATAACTCCGACTAAAGTTATAGGCCATAGTATTGAACTATAAACAAATTCTATAAAACTTGGAGTTGGCATAAGTGTAGTAGTTATAGTTACTCCAATAAATATCCATAACATTATTCCCAATAATATCATTCTGTTTCCTCCTTTTTACCTGAGTAGCTTTCCTTAGTAATTCTTTCTATGAATTCTTCTTTTGTTTTTCTTCCCTTAGCAATAGCTTTATCTCTTCTCTTCTGCTGTTGCTTTTGAATTACTTTAACACTATCACCATCTCTACGCATACCATAGCGTCTTTTATTTATCTTTCGATCTCTTTTAATTGCTTTATTTATATTTGACACTTTCTACTTAATATCAACCTCTACATTTTCTTTAATAAATATTGATGGTAAAGAAACTCCACTACAATACCAATTAAAAGCTATTACTATTCTACCACATCCGAAGCATGGAAACGGATTTAATAAATTACATAGATGGATTAAACCATATTCAGATTCATAGTCACCTTGATACATAACAGCGAGATCTCTTCCACTTAAATTGCATCCACAATCATCACAAGAAAAGTTTAACTGCTCTTTCTTCAACAAATACTTCTTTCCAAATTCTAGATTGTGTTCACACACTATAAATCTTCCTTTCTGTAATATGGAAATGAATCAACTGTATAATAAATTCTTTTGAGTCCTCTACTTCTTAGAAATTCTAAACAATGAGGACAAGGTTTAGCCATGGCGGGTTTACCGTTCTTTAGCCCTCTATATATAAACATAGTGCATCTGGATAAATCTTCTTTATTGCTATTAAGTACTGCTCTGATTTCTGCGTGGATTGATCCACGTATAGAATTATGTGGGTTTGCATAAAGTGGATGTGTTCTAACTCTATTAGAGGCAAATCCAATTGGTCTTTTATTGCACAATACTGCACCAACCTTGACTCTGTGATCGCTGTACTGAGAGGCCTGTCTTGCCATTTTGAAATATCCAACATTCAGAAAATCCTCCATATCATTTACCAAGGAATTGCATCCCTTTCTTTTTTCTGCTCATTGATTTCATTAATAATATTCTCATCTTCTGTAATTACTAATTGCTGTACTGGTACAACTCTATAGTATTTTATGCATAGATCGCAGAACAAATATAGGACTCCTTCTACATAATAGTAATATAGACAAGACCTACAAGTAGGACATTTGTATCTCATACTATAGCTTCCTGTAACCAAAGTTCTTCAATACTTTTTCCGAAATGTTCGCATATCCTAGAAGTAATGCTGTCTACATCAAAATCACACTCAGCTCCTTCCTTTACTGCTTTAAGATCTAAAATGGCAGTTTGGAAATCTAAATTTTTCAGCTTCTCGGAGTCGGTCATCCAATCACAAACATAACTATCATCTTCAAACAGATCTTCATAAGTAAACATTATACATACCACATTTCTACACTGTCTAATACTTCTATTCCTTTTGTATATCCTAATAATCTTAGAGTATCAGTCATCAGTTCATCAATTTGTATATGAACAGCTTCCGGATCATGTGATAATCTATCACACAATTTTATCATTTCCTGCTCAAATTCTTCGGGGGTTAGCAATTTTGTATCCATAGTACTATTATATGTCCTCTATGTTAGAATCACGTTAACATTAGATGAGAGTTACATTAACGTCCTATTACCTTCCTCCTAGAGCGTATAGTCCCACAGCTATAACTATTATTCCAGATGCAACTAAAATTGCATGTGGTACTAAATTTACAAAAGTGTTTCCATCATTTGCTGTAGCAATTCCCTCTACAACTCCAGTAGCCACTATAACAGCTCCTAAAATTATAGCTAGTACTCCTGCAAGTCTGTCCATTTTTATAATCCTTCCTGGGAGGGGTGATTTAATCACCCCTCCACTATTTAATTATTTAATTATCTAGCAGCTTTAGCAGCTGCAACTGATCTAACTTCGGGGCTGATAGAATACACACCCTGACTTGCGATAACTGCAAGCAACAGATTTTCTAGTAGTGACTGTAATCCAGCTTGATCACATACTAAAGCAATACCCCAAGCAGCTCCCCAACCAAGACAAGATAACCCGTAAACAGCTCCAGCTGATAAAGCTAAAAGAGCAAGTAAAACTAATCTTTTAGCAGTAGAACTGAGAACTGCAAACTTAGCATTTAGTCCTGGAATATAGGAAAAAGCTAAAGATAAAACTGTTCCCGCAATTAGAGACAAAGACTCAGCAGACATTTTATACCTCCTTTTCTATAAAATTGATTAACACTTCTTCTAATGTTTCCATAGACCCTGTATTGTCTATGATCAAATCAAAATCTTTATATTCATCTAATGCTATTTCTGATTCATCAAAATATTCTTTTGTTCCTTTCAAAGTTTCTCTATTTGGAGCTACAATTTTCAACCTCCTAACTGAATACAAATCGTCTTGGAGAAAGTATTCAGATTCATTTGGAAATCTCCAATCATCTATGAATATAAAACTAGGTAAACTTCCTAAATTTACAGCGAGAATATTCTGTTCCATGTATTTAACCCAAATAAGTGAATCATATTCTCTACCAACCTTACCAATATCCTGTAATAATTTTCTACCTCTAAAATCTTTATTACCATTCCACATAAAACATTCACGAGCTGCATCCTTTAATCCTATGGCGAAAGAAAATATTCCAGAATTAATTCCAGAGTTTATACAGTATTTCTGTAAAATTCTAGCAGAAGTAGTTTTACCAACCCCGGCTTTCCCACTGATAAGAACTACTACACACTTTGTATACAGATTTCCCCACTCTTCAGTTAATGCTTTTACTGCTGTTTCTGCATCAAACTTATCCATTTCAATAGTAAATGAATCTAACATGAAAACTCCTTTCCTAATCTCTTAATTCTGATACGATACCTTCTAAAACCTTTATACTAATAAAATCATTCTTCACTAAGTACTTAATCAGTCCAGAAAAATTAGGCACACTAATGATAAAACTATCAGAAGTGGATATAAAATATCTACTTTTCGGGGCTAATTTAACAATAATAACATTTAAATTAGGTATTCTAGATACAATGATTTTATCATTATCAGTCATAGTTCCACATTAACCAATCTATAGCAGGTTTACCTTTGTATCCTTTTTCCCACAGATAAATGCCATATGCATTATCGTCAGTAGCTCTGCTATTTTCATCTCCTAAAAATGAAGGTCTGCGACTCAATGCCCAAACTTTCTTGAGAGGAAGTTCTTTCCATAGTCCAGCTCCTCTAGCTTGTCCCTCTAAAAACGCCAACCTAAGAAGAAATAAAATCTTTCCTCTTTTGCCCAACATAGAATAACTATGTCTTACAAACTCTTCTGCTAAGGAGTAGGGTGGGTTTCCCATAATAAGATCAAAGGTAAAGAATCTGTTATTCCAAGATAGAAAATCCACAGTATCCCAACTGTCATAAACACTCTTTAATGGTACAAGATTTTGTATCTCTACTCCATAAAGATAGGCATACTTGTTTATTTTCTTTAATTCAGTTCCCCAAACTCCATTACCAGCTCCAGGATCAAGTACATACGCCACTTTATCCATATCAATTAGATTCAAAGCTGCTCTAGCTGCTTCCGAAGGAGTTGGATAGTAGTCTGATTTACTGCGAGGTCTGAGTCTTTTATCAGTTCTGATTATAGTCATAGAGTTATTTCTTTATTATCTTCTGTTAGAAACAAATCAAATTTAATAGAAGTTAAATATTGATCTAAAGTAAGCATAGCTTCTAACATAGCCTCCTCTACTGTAGAACCAGTGAAGCTAAACTTAGATTCTTTCTCTTCCCAATTGATTAAATCTAATGATCTTCGATGAATAACAACTTGGACTACTTCCCAATAGTCACCTAGATTAGTTACCTCAACCATTGACTTATATTCCTGTCCCGGATATTCAGATGTTTTCATTACGCTATATCCTCGATAGGATAACCAGAAGGGAGAATATCATCTTCAGATTTTAAGTAAGGCCCTTCACTTTTATAAATTTCTAGCCCATCTAGTCTCCATTCATTTATGTACTGAGGATCGACCCACACATCAAATACCCATTTACATTTGTCGCCTTTAACAATTAATGCATATAGCTCCATTTCAAATCTCCTTTCCTATACTGATTTTCTAGTCCATCTTCTTGTAGCTGATAATTTATTATGTAATTTTTCCAAAATAATTACATCCCATTTGTTATGATCCAATACTTCCTCCAGAGATTTTACATCACCATATTTAGCGTGTCTCCATGCTTCTTTGTCTATATGTGTTTTACCAGCTATATTCAAATAACCACAGGCGGAATCTAAACTTTTTCTAGATATCTTTAACTTTGATCTTACAGTCCAATATAGATCCCAATGATATAAATCTCCATAATCAGGAAAAGGTATATCAAAGTGCATAGCTTTAGCCCTCATATAAGGCATATCAAAGTTATCTGAATAGTATCCCATTACGATATCAAATTGCTTTAAAGTTTCTACAAAACTATTAACTATTCGTTTATCCTGTTCTCCGTTGAATAAGTCCTCCTTTGTAATAATATCACTAATAATCTGACCGTCTCTCTCTTTTATACACCAAGATAAAACTGTACCAAAATCTGCATTTAGATTATCAACCTCTATATCAAAATATCCCATTTTATATCCAGGGAAATTATACCACGGAAGTCCAGTAAGTTTTTCCCATTCTCTATCATCCTTAAACTCATACTTTACTAATCCTTTTAGGAAACATTGGGGATGCTCTGCTAACGTGTGACGATGAATACATCTTAATTGCACATTCTCTTTTTTATATATCATTCATTATCTCCGATCTTTCTCCATGAATTGTAATAAAGTTTGGGACTGCTCTGAAGTAAGATTATACTTTTCTACCATATAATTTATATAACCATCATCAGTATAGCCTCCTCCTAAAGCGAAAGCAAGTTTATTACATACTTCTTCAAAATCCTTTTTTAAAGGCCTAATGTCTTTCTTACCAAAATCATTTGCTATAGAGGTAAAAGTTTCTCCATCCATTAATTTAGAAATCAAGGAAACTTCATATTTAGATATGTTACCAGATAAGTACAAGTCCTTTATCTTTTTGCACAGGAGGAGAAGATTGGTATAATCATTGTCCTCAAGATCAAACTCATGGTATGTTATATCGTCCATTTCAAAAGATAAATCTAAAGATATAACTACTGGTAATTTGAGAAGCTCAAACACAGTAAGTATATCATTTCCTACAATGTCTTGAACAACTGTCCCGGCTTCCTTTGAATCTACTACTTGACTTGGTTCAGAATTGGATATACTAGACGCACTTAATAATAGAGTCCTTACATACCAGCTCATAACATCTCCTTTCCTATTCCTAGATTATTCCAGCATATATTCTTAAATACACAACCACCACATATATTTTTATAAAGTCCAACGGGAGGAAATTTCTTAGATCTAATTCTAGAAATCATGGTTGGTAAAATATGAGTTAATAAAATATCCTCTGCATCTTTTTTGTAATCAAATCTAAATAGTTTTGAATCATTTAAAGACACATAAAATATATCTGATGGTGGATTTCCATAAAGATACTTAAACGCATATCTGTATAGAATAAATTGTGGATCATAACTAAGATTTTTGGGAAAACTTTTTGATGTTTTCCAGTCTAGAATCAGTGTTCCGGAAACTATTCTGTCTATTTTACCAACCAGTTTCACATTCTTTCCATAAAGAGGGATGGAGAAATACTTTTCAATTTCATCCCCCGGAGATAGCATGGATCTAAAGCTATTAAAATAATTATCTAACATTCTCTCTGCTAAACTAATATCAAAATCAAACAGCCTGTATTCGTCCTGTAAGTATTCTAGTCCAGCGGGAAGATTATCCCAAAACTTTTCTATAGCTGCATGGATTACCTTACCTAAGATCATTTCAGGTGTAGATATAGATTCATCTGAATGATACCTTCTGTAATACCACTTAGCATCACAAGCTATGAAATCCTTTATATTAGATGCTGACAATAAAATATCATCCACTATAATAAACCAGCTCTCTTATTGGATGATTCAGTTTGATAAATAGAAACTATATCTCTATAAACTTGAAAAGTTAACTTGGCTTCCTCCAAGCTAGATGTAACTTGAACAAGTCTAGAACGGAGTGGAAGAATCTCTCCATTTATTCCAGTATACTTAACTGTAAGCTTTAAGTATTCCATAGATGGGGGCTTCTTATCTCCTGACATAGCTATCGCTGTTACAATACTTGCAGCTTCTTTTGCTGATATTTCATTATCTAAAGATAGCTTTTCTAAAGTTAGTTGTCCAATCTTAGATGCTAATTTAGTCATTTCTTCAAAATCTGGTGGTCTTACAGTACTCATTTTATTTCTCCTTTCCGTAGAGTTCATTTAATTCCATAGACATAGCTGTGATTAAATTAAGTAAATCAACTAATACTTCTAAGTCCATAACAGCAAAATTTTCAACTCCTGATCTTGATCCTGAAAACCTACACATCAATAAGGGAATATCATAAGTCATAGCTGCCTCATCTGCAATCTTATCTAACCACTCTTTCTTAAGAGTTAGTTGTTTAGATCCTCCATACCCTACTTTAGCTTCTATCCTAAAGTTTTGACTAATTCCTTCTACCTTTCCTTTTACATCTGAAGTCAAAGCTGGTTCTCCTAAAAGTGTTCCCATAGCTCCTGATGCTGGAATTCTTTTGAAGTTAGCCTTCTGCAACTTCTTGTTGAGCAGGTTCACTAACTCTCTTTCCCAATTGCTTCCCTTGATTTTTTGTTTGTTCATGTTTATCCTTAGATAGATATAATGGAATACCCGACATTATATCTGAAATTCTATTTGTCTCCTCGTTGAATATCAACATAAGTGTTCCGGTTGGCCCATTCCTCTGTTTCATAATTATATGTTCTATTTCATCTGATTTGGAATTCTTTACATAATACTTTTCTCTATACAATCCAATAACAACATCGGCATCTTCCTCTAAATTTCCGGACTGTCTTAGATCGGATAGAATTGGATGCTTATCATCTCTAATCTCCACAAGCCTGTTTAGCTGTGAAACTATAACTATTGCAATATCTAATTCAACAGCTAGAAGCTTTAATCTTCTAGAAAATTTTCCCAATTCGTGTGTAGAATTGGAATCCCTTTCTGCCAAAATCTGTATATAATCTATATATACAATATCTACATCATACTGTCGTTTATATTTTCTAATCGTATTTTCTATATAATCTATTGATGGAGTAAATTTAGTATCTAAATAAATAGGATATTCTTTAATAGTATCTAGGGATTTTATAATTCTTTCCATCTCATGTTCTAATAAAATTCCAGATCTAATTCCTACAAATAAAGATACACCAGATTCAATTGCTACTAATCTTTCTCCTAATTCTTGCTTACTCATCTCTAGAGAAAATACTAAAGGTTTATATCCTGCTCTAGCTTGATTAACAATAAGATTGCAAACACTTGCTGTTTTTCCCTGCCCAGGCCTACCACAAATAATCCATAAGTTACTTCTATTTATTCCAGAAGTAAAAGCATCTAGTTGTTTATATCCAGTAGTAATTCCTCTGATAACACCTTTATGTTCTGCTCTATATTTGATCTCGTCTAGTATTTTAGGAACAATAGACGACATTGGAACAACACTTTCACTTCCCAAATTCTCAGATAATCTATCCAACTCATTCCTAAAACCAGCAATTAATTCATCTATCTTGGGAGTCGAAGTTACTTTATTATAAATATCTGATGTAATTGTTATTAATGTTCTGGCTTTAAAACCGTTTACTACAATGTTTTCGTAAGCAGGAAACGAATTAGGATCTGCATTCATTCCCCATAAGTAATCTATTTGTTCCTTAGGATCTATTTGTCCTCTATCTTTAGAAAAATAATATGGATAACTTTTAAGTAAATCATAAGTTGGTGTGGTATCACTTCTATGATAATCAATAATAGCTCTAAATATATCTCTATTAGGCACAGAGCTAAGCATTTCTGGTTTCAGAAAAGAAATTTCAAAATATTTCTCAGGATGTTTTATTAAAATACTTAATAAATTATTTTCAGCATAGATACTAGAATCAAATAAGTTTTCACTCATAGTTGGCTAGTATCCTTTTTCCATATTCCGTATTTGCCAAATCCTCATACACTGTCTCCTGTTTTTTCTCTTTAGACATTCTTATTAACATGCCATTAAGTAATTGTGGATAATTATCTACTGTTAAGTTTGGGTATCCCAAAACTACAAGTAATCCATTAAATGTTTCTACTCTTCCATACAATCTAATAAGTCTCCCAAAAATTCCTATATCTTTTGTAGATACCTTATCTGTAATATTTAAGGACACATATAGAAATTTAGCTAGAGCAAATTGAGGTTTCTTAGATTCCTTTAGTGTATTTTCAAAACCGTAGATAACAGATTCTTCCAAGTTTTCTCCTTTATATCATCTAGAGAGGCAGGGATTTACGCCCATTTCTTTATAGTAAGCACCTTTACGTATGCCTCGGTTCGTTTGCCTTTTCCGTCATACAACTTCAGTACGCCTGTTACGCTCTCTCCAAGTAGATAGGTGGGATTTGAACCCTGTACTCCCAAGTTGGTTAGTATCCAGTCTGATGTGGGCAATTTATGGGTCATGACTCCCTACCAACTAGCGGATTCCACATCACTATCTACAGCAGTCTGGCAGGTGGGGTATCTGGCTACGGCTTTACCAATATTTCCCACAACCGACTAGGCCTCCCATTCTCCTTTTACTTTCCTTACCAGACTCTAGACAGATTATCGAGCCGCTGAAGTACAGTGTACTTCCATTCTAAACCAGCTAAGATTGTTAGAGCTGCCACCCTCTACTTAGCCACGACCCAAAATTTCTTATGCAAACAATTCATCTATTTTCTTTTCTACTTCTTCTACGGTTAGTTTTGATTCTGCTACTTCTGGTTCATCCATCATGATATTTCTAGCTGCGAAAATATCTCTTACAGACACTCCTCGCATTCTTTTTTCCATCTCATCAGCGGAGAGTCTTAATACAACATTATCCAAATCAAATAGAGCATCATCTGGAACTTCTACTTTATCTCTTCCATCTCCAGGTAAGGGTAGGGTTGTATTGCCTACTACATGAAGATTTAGATCAAAGTTATTAATTCCTAAAGGTTCTTTATTTGCATCAAGTGTAGTTAATTCTAAATTAGTAATAGCATCAAATACACTTTTAGCTCTTGAAAATACTTTAACTTGGTTGAGTGGTTGGACTGGAACTTCTGTCAATATCGTACCACATTCAGGACATACAGCAGAGAACATGCTATTCACTGACTTATTTTCCTTACCGCACTTGGGACAGATTTTAGTATTAGTTCTGTCCAATACATTTACAGCTCCTCTAGTTTGTCTCCAGTTAAATCCGTTTACTTTCTTAGCTGCGTTGAAATCTCCATTTACCTGAGCTAGAATCTTTCTGTTGTGCTGGCATTGAGGGCACTCATCTTCCCCCAAACAAAGAATACCACCACCGATCCAATGCTGATCGTATTCAACATAATCAGAGTTTAAGACTCTAACCACATGCTGTCCAGCCGGTAAATCCATAAATTGAGTTTTCTTGAAGTTTTTAGCTTCTTTCTTTTCGCTAACATGAAATGGCATTTTCTAATCCTCCTTGATCATTTGTTTGATTTTTTCCATTGTTGAATTTCTATTTGCGTCTAATAACGCTAATGATTCTTCTAAATCCATTTGATCTAATTGTCCTTTTAGTATTAAGTATCGTCTATATGTTCTCTCCAATTCTAGAAGCTGTAATAGTTTTACCTGCGATATAAAATCCTCCTTCTCCAGAAGCCTATCTGGAATCTCACTTAATGATTCTGAAACTCTTAGAGTATTGAATTCACTTAGTTTGAAAACCCTTTCCGTTGTAACAGACCTTTGCATAATTTACTCCTTAGGAAAAATGCTAGTCATATAAGTCCCAACAATTCCAAGAGCTAGTAAAGAAAGTATACCTAAAAATACTCCAAATTGTTGAAAGACGAGTATAGAAAATAATCCCGCCAATATAAAATATGCAATTAGTAAAATATATTTCATTCAACATCTCCTTCCAAGATTTCATCATTATCTGGTTGAATTCTAGTGTAACGATTAGCTATATTATAACATGCTTCTCTAATCTTGTCAAGTACTTCCGGATTATCTCTTATATAATTCATAGATTTGATCATACCCATCCCTAGCTTCTCTTCACCAAAATACATATAAGCTCCTCTAGCTTTGACAACTCCCAGTCTCTTAGCAAATTCTATTGCATCTCTGTAGGTATCTATTCCGGAATCAAACATCAATGGAAAAGAACCAGATCTATAGGGAGGGGCTAGTTTATTCTTATTGATTACATACTTGCATTGAACTCCAGTTATTTCTTCTCCTACTGTATATTTCTCTCCAACTGTTAGCAATATTACTACAGATGAATAATGTTTAAGTGCATACCCTCCTGGATAATCGTATCCTCCGTGATAACTACCAATCTTAGCTCTGACTTGATTGACAAAAATTAATGCTACATTACTATTCATAATTCCATACATATTTCTTCTAAAGAATGATGTAAGAATTCCAGCAGTTAGAGCTATGTTTCTATCCTCTAATTTCTTTTTCTTTTCAATCTCTGGAGCTAAGGCAGCTACAGAATCAACAATAATAACATCAAAGTAACCCGATTCTAAACCTAATTCTTTATCTCCATGAATAAAATCTTCTGCTAAATTGAGAGCATCCTCAGCTGTTTCTGGTTGTACAATCAGTAAACCACTTGTATCACCAACAATCTTTTCAGCTCGATCATACTCCAAACTATTCTCTACATCAATATAAGCTACCCTTTCCCCGTTAGCGATTGCATTTCTAGCTATCTCTAAACATAGAGAAGTTTTACCAGAACTATAAGGCCCAAAGATTGTAGTAACTTTCCCTTTAGGAATTCCACCAATTCCTGTAGAAACATCTAAAGAAAATGATCCAGTAGATATAGATTCTACACTGGTAGAATCGGATAAAATAATTAGACTTGGAAACTTCTTAGATATTTTATCTACTAAAGTATCCGTCATTTTACTTTTTATTCCTTTTTAGGTATTTTCTAGTGTGCCAACAGATGAGTATGTCTCTGATCGTTGGAGTTTGCTCGTTGCTCCACTCACCAGCTATTGCGTTTTCTCCAGCACGAACGACAACGTAGTAAACTAGGTCGTGTGGCAACCTGTATGCTAACCACTGCCAGAAGCTAGCCAACAATTCTTCTAACCATGTTCTATTTGACATCTGATCCTCCAGTTTCTCCCAATCTTCCATAGAATCAAGGACTGGTAGTACAATTTTTAACCAACCTTTATATGCTTTTCCTTCCGGAGAAAAATCATTTGAACCTCCGCACCAAATGAGTGCTTCTTGCATTTTACGGATTAAACCTTTAACATCACTAGCATCAATTACTAAATTTTGTTTCATTTCATCACTACAAAGAATCTTTCGTCTGGTTCTTCACCCAGGCTTCCAAGTCGTTCAACAGTCACAATTAAATCATCTAGATTATATTCTTTAATGTTTGTAACTATTACATCATTCCACATTCCTAATGTGAAGGGAACTAACTCTCCCGTTCGTTTACTTTTAACTACACAGACTGGAATATCATCCCTGTTCATACATACCTCCTTTATTTTTTAATCCATCGATCACTTATATCCCCATCTACAGCAGGAGAAATACTTTTTAGAAATCTTGATTCTGCATTTAGCATACATCCAATGATAAAATCTAAAGCCCCTTCTGCAATCTCATTACCAACTTCAGCGACAATTTCATCATGTACTATTAAAATTAACTTTAGTTTATCACCAAATGGATTATTATAATAAATATAATTACAAGCCATCTTCAGCATATCAGCACCACTACCCTGAATAAGATGATTAAATCCCTCTCTTCGAATAGCTCTGATTTCTTTTCTATATTCCCACTTGTCAATATACAATCCTTTGGTTCTAAAGTATCTTCTTCTTCCTGTAAGAGTAACTGAATAACCTTTATCAAGAACAGTATCCTGAAATCTATTCATAAAGGGAGTAAGAGTTGGATAACCTTCTCTTACAGATTCTAGCATGGATCTGGCTTCTTCAATCGGAATTCCTAGATTGTAGGACAATCCCCATTCTGTAGAACCATACAAGATTGCAAAATTTACTGACTTAGCTAGATTTCTTTCTTCCTTCACAATCTCTGCAATACTCTTACGAGTAACTGTAGTTGCTGTGGATGTATGCATATCCACACCATTAGCATAAGCTTCAATAATTACTTCGTCACCAGAGATATCTCCAGCTAATCTATACTCTTGTTGATTATAATCCACCACAATTATCTTTTTTCCTTTTGGAGCTACGAAACATTCCCTATAATCACTTTCTCTAGGAATATTTTGCATATTAGGTTCTTTACTACTAGTCCTTCCAGATAGAGCTCCGAATGGATGAATATCTGAGTGTATTCTTCCAGTCTTAGGATGGATATGTTCTAAGAATTTAGTACCATAAGATGTATCTTTTTTATCATACATTCCCATTTCTATAGCAGAAACTAGAATAGGAAACTTATCTTTAAGTTCTTTGAGTACTTTTTTATTTGTAGATTCTACTTCAATTCCTACCAGATGTAATAAATTCTTTAATTGACTAGGGGAATTTAGATTTATATTTCTCTTAATAAAATCTAATGATACACTAAGATCTGTAATTAGTTCCATCATGGCCTTGGATTTTTTAGTTATTAAAGACTTTCCAGCTTCGTCTTTTCTAATTTCTATTTTAGCTACAACATCAGCTAAGTTATTAAACTTCTTCCAATCTATGTTCTTGATAAAGTAATCCAGTACTTCTTTTCTAACATCTTCGTATTTCTTAGCAGATTGGGTATCTAAATCTAACCATTTACTTGAGTCTAATAAAATCCCATTTAACATCATATCCGATACTACAGGAATAAACTCCATATCAATTTGATAAGCTTCCAACTGTTTAGATTCTTTAATTAAATCTAATTGTTTGTGATAAATTTCCTCTAGGTATTCTACATCATTAGCTGCATACTCTAACTGTTCCAAAGTAAAATCATCTTCTAAATTATCAACAAAAGATTCTTGTTCAGATTTATCTATAGTAATATTACAGTATTTATCCACTAGATAAAGCAAGCTGAAGTATCTTCTTCCTATTCCATTAAGAATCATTACTTCAGCTATCATTGTATCATGCACATTTTTAAGCATGATATTAGTATTATTTTTTATAACTTGTAAATCATATCTAGCATTTTGAATAATTATTAGTTTATTTGTATCAGATATTAAACTGATAATATATTCTAAGTATCTATATCCCAATTTCTTAAGATCAAATATATAAATTTTATTATTTATTTTTACTTGTAATAATCTAACTACAGCTTCTAACTCATCTAGAGAAGTAGTTTCTGTATCTAAGCTAATAATATCCGTTAAGATCAGATCATTTTGAAAATTTACTATATAGCTTTGATTCTCTATCAAAGTAAAATTCATTTATTATCCTTTCTTTTATAAAAAATTTTATATCAAGACTCCTCAGCTAGAAATATTTTTTTCAGCTGATCTCTTAATCATTATAACAAAGAAAACTATTTTAAACTTTGTATTTATTGTTTGAGCTATAACCATCTAATTTAATAGAACGTGCTGTGGGTAGCTCTTTGTAGCACCACTCGCTCTAAGAGCGAGATGACTCAGGTCTAGTTTTACTCTAGTGCCACACTCCATAACTAGTACAGTCCAGGCATAACGGATTACTCCGTACTTTCCTAAGCTCTAAAGAGCAGTAGTACTCGCTAGTCTTTTCACCTGTCATCTGAGTTTTATAGTTTTTAAGTAAAGGATAAGAAGCTCAATCTAAGAAACCAGTTATTCAACTTCCAGCTATCAATAGATAGACAACATGTTAAACTTTTAGCTTCTATCCTTCATTATGAGTATAACAGAAAACTAGGAATTTAAGCACGATTCTGGAAACTCTAATCTTCCTTTAATGTTCTTCTAATGTTACCTTAATGTATTCTTGCTTAAAAATGGTAAGATATGTTATACTCATAATGAGAACTGTAGCATAGAAAGGAGGTACTGTCAAGAGTGAATATACCAACAGACTTACTGTATAAGACTTATTTTTGGTTAGGACTATCTGGAATAATTATGTTTTTCGCTATTCAAATTCTTCTTTGGAGGAAGAATTGGAGAAAAGCTTTCAATCAATCTTCTGTTTGGATTATAGCATATTTGACGATGTATGCTATACTAAAGCTCACAGAATACTATACTCACATGGAGAGGATACCTAGAATTGGAAATGCTTAAACAATTAATATATACTGTGCCTAAGGGATATGTCCGAGTTACTTTACACACATCTAATGATCATACATCTGAAATAAGTATGCAACTAGTAGATAAAGATGATGAAGTTTTATTTGAATCACAGCATATTATACTAAGGCCTGAAGATAGTGCTATACTTAGAGGAGCTAAACTGGAATTGGAGATCACCTTGCATAATGGCGCATAAATTATCAGACGGAAGATATAAGTGTAGTTGGTGTAATAAAGTTTATCCTGATCCTACTAAAGCAGATGTCTGTAGGGATTCACATAACTTAATTTTAGTACCCATGCTACAAGAAGATATTAACAGACTAATTCAATTTATAGCTACTAAGGATGATAAATTAATTACGGAGACACTATGGAAAAGTTTATCGAAATATCAGGGAAAGTTTATAAAATGATCGGCTGGTGTTGGCAACTGGATATGAAAACACTAGTCAATAGCTTTGAAGAAGGAAGAGGAGAGTACTTTAAAAAGTTTGGAAAGTATCCTAACCATGCATACATGCACAAAGATACTATCAAAACTCTACTAGAAAATTTTGTAGATACATCTCAATATAAAGTAATAGTAGAAGTAAAAATTGAACTTCCCTATAATATGTTTGGTGGTGTAATACTAAACCCAATAGAAAAATGGGTTCAACCTAATTTAGTTTACTTTAGTGCGGAGACAGAAAATGATTAATTATGCACCAGAAATAACAAAATATGATATACTCATAGTGAGAGAAGAAGATAAAATACAAAAAAATAACAATGATGAAGTTAGAAACCCCTGTCCTATTTGTGGTGAAGAACTAATAATAGAGGGTAGATGTAATACTTGTTTGAATTGTTTTTGGAGTAAATGTGATATCTAAAGAAATAATATTTTACATATTTAAAAAGATATTGGGGGCTTTGATATTAATTGGAATTTTTGCAATCCCTCTTGGTATTATAAGTGGATCAATGGTCGAAGCATTTGTAATTATTATTTCTTTATTTCTTTTTGGGGTGATAGCCACTTTTGGATTATGCTTAGTTTTACAATAGGAGAATAGAATGGCTAGGAAAAGAGTAATAGATTATTTAGATCAATTTATGGCAGCTCTGGCAGATCAGTTAGATGAAGATGAAAAACATTGGGGAGATGCATGGAGAAAACTTCCAATAGAAGAACTGGAAGAAAGAATTTTTGATAGATTTGATGAGTACTATTTTAATTATTACGAAGCGGAAGAACCTTATCCCTGGTTAAAAGTAGCTAGTCGTGCCGTGGTAGCTTGGATTAGAGAAAATTTTGAGGATTGGAGATTAGATGAATAAATTTAAATTCCCCTGGCGTATTGAAATAAGGAATGAACATTCTTGGGACAGGCGAGGACGTTACGTTTTAGTAAACTCAGCGGGAGATAGAGTCGCCATAATCTCTCTTAATGGAGCTCCGAAGGGAGATGATACTCTAGCACAAGAAACAGCTGAATTAATTGTTGGTTTAATTAATATTCATTGTTCAGCATTAACAGAGGAAAGAAAATGATTATAGGTGTGGATGTAGATTCAGTATTAGCTGATTTAGATCGTGTTTGGTTAGCTTGGTATAATAGAGATTATAACGATAACTTCACCAGAGAACAAATTAAAAGATGGGATTTTCATTTGGATTTAAAACCTGAATGTGGTTTAAAGATGTATGATTATCTAAAAGATTATACACTTTATGATGAGGTTCCAGTAATTGAGGGAGCTCTGGATGGAGTACTAACACTAAGAAACTTGGGACATAGAGTTGTATTTATTACAACCACACCTATAGAATGTTCTGGTAGAAAGTATCTTTGGTTAAAAGAGCATGGATTTTTTAATGGATCAACTTATAAGAATGGTGGAGATTTTATAGACTACATAGAAGCTTCTGATAAATCCTTAGTTAGAACTGATATGCTAATTGATGATAATCTACATACAATTAAAGCTTATCCCTGGATGGGAGTCTTATTTGATCAACCTTGGAATCAAAATTGGGACTGGCCTTATAGAGTTTTTGGTTGGAAAGACTTTCTAGAAAAATTTTCAATGTTGGAGATGTTTACAGATAATGCCTAGACAGAAAACTGGATACAATAAAACAAGTCTAAAAAATCTCCCACAGTATAAAGACTTGGATGATGAAGAATTAGACATAGTTATATCTGAGCATCTAGCAGAACTGGATGTAGAAACTTTTGAAAATTTAATTGCTAACAGAATTAAATCTTTTGAGAATGATTATGATCTATCTGATATGAAGATTAACGATCTATTCACTCTTAGAGCTTTAGCCCAGGCTGTAATTGCTTTAGACGAATTAGAACTTCTCATCTTTACAGAAAGAAAGAAAACTAGTTTAAATAATATCACTATCATAGAGAAGCTCGGTAGAGCAGCTTCAGATCTAAGATCGGATATTTCTAAATTACAAAACGATTTAAACATTACTAGAAAGACAAGAAAAGGAGACAGAGAAGATTCTATCCAGGCTTACATAGAAAAACTAAAAGGACAGGCTAAAGAATTTTACGAACAGAAAATGTCATATATATTTTGTGATAAATGTAATATGTTACTGGCTACAATTTGGTTTCTTTATCCAGAGGAAAACAATACAATAACTTTAACTTGTCACAGAGAACTAGATAGTGGCGAGATTTGTAATAATATAACTAAAGTAACATCTAAAAGTTTAATAGAAGTTGGTACAAATAAAGCAGGGATTATGCCGGAGGCCATAAGATGAAAAAACTTACGGAAAGGTTTTATATGTGGTTAGCTTGGATATTGCCAGAAAGATTAGTACTCTGGTGTGCTGTAAGAGTACTTTCTTTTGCTACGTCCGGAGAATATTCTAATACTGTAGTTTCAGAATTAAAAGCTATGGATGCCTTAGACGTGTGGATAAAGGCTTTTGACAGTGAAGAATAAATATCTTTTAGGAACAGCAGCTTTTAGCAACTTCGATCTTCTACAAACTTGTGTCAATAGCTGGCCTACTTGGATAGATAGACTAGTTGTATTTGACAGATTTAATAGAGTTAACGGTACTAATGTCCGAGAAGATGTTAATGTAATCTCCTATAGAGAGCACATAGGTTGTGCTACTGTTTGGAATAGAATAATCTTAAATTCTATGGCTAGTGGACATAATGCAGTAATCATAGTAGGATCAGACACAGAGTTCAAAGAAGATTTCTTAGAAGAATGGATTAGAGAATTTGAGGACGGTAATTATATCTTTGCTACAACTAAAGATCAAGGATTCAATTGTTTTGGTTTAACTGTAGAGTGTGTTGAAAAAGTTGGAATGTTTGATGAAAATTTCTTTCCCGCTTATTTCGAGGATAACGATTATTGGATCAGAGCTAAAATGTCAGGAATTAATATAGGAGATATAGGAGATCAAACTAAACTTGAGCATTACGGTTCAGCTACAATTAGAAGAAATACTCTATGTAATCAAGCCAATGCCTTCAGCTTTGGTTTAAATCAAAGGTACTTTTGGTCTAAGTGGGGAGCTCATCAAGATTCAGCCATTAGTAAATTCTATACTACACCGTTCAATTCTGGCAATCCCCTCAGCTGGTGGGAGCTAGACGAGGAATTTATCAAAGTAAAAAGAGAGGCATGGGAAAAATGTTAACCTTTTTAGATTTAGGTAAATACGGAAGATTGGGAAATCAAATGTTCCAGATAGCTAGTACTATCGGACTAGGAGTTGAAAATGGGCATAGTATTTGCTTCCCTGTTTGGCCTTATAGTGATTTCTTTAAGAATCCTATGTCACAAGATGAAAATTTATCCCAAAAATATTTCTTCATCCCAATCATAGAAAAAGGTACTAGATACAGAGAGTACGTCATATCATCCATAGGTGATTATAATCTATCTGGTTACTTCCAAAGCTGGAAGTATTTTGATCAGCATAGAGATTTAATTAAATTCTTCTTTGAACCTAAAGTAGAAATAGTTCCGGCTAATCATAATAAAGTAGCTGTGCATATCCGCAGGGGAGACTATATAGATTTACAGCATGTTCATGTTAATCTGTGGGAAGATGGATATTATCACAAAGCTTTTGAATTTTTTGGAGATAAAACTTTTAATATTTTTTCAGATGACATTAGTTGGTGTATAGATACTCTACCAGATGAATTTCCAGATTTAGATTTTCACTTTATAGATCCGTATCGTGATATCAATGATTTATTTTATTTATCTTCTTTTAAGAATATGATTATATCTAACAGCTCCTTTAGCTGGTGGGCAGCTTATCTAAATAAGTGGGATGATCCAAATATAGTAGCACCAGATGTTTGGGTTACTATTGAAGATACAGTAGAAGATAGAATTTTACCAGAGTGGACAATTTTATGAATCTGTTTGAATACCTATTCAAAGATAAATTAGAATTTATAAAATGGTTATTTCCTATTAGATATAGGTATTATGAAAAGAAATGTAAAGAATATGGAATCATCCCTATATCTTACTGGAAATGGGAAGATCATATGAGAAAGTGTAAATATACTACATTCAAATTAATAACTTTTTATAAGATATAGAAAGGAGGTAATATGTTAACCAATTCTGGAGGAGGGTATACTTGTCCACAGTGTAATCAATTTGTTCCTTTTGGAATTTATCATTCATGCGTAAAGATCCAAGGAGCTGAATTTGTTGAGGATTCTAAAACATTAGCAATATTAAAAGAAATAAAAGATTTACTTTTAAAAATTAATTCCGATCTGTCCGAAATAAAAATGAGGGGTAATCGGGGATGGTAGAAATTAGTAACACAGAATATTGGATCGGAGAAGGTTGGATAAAATTTAATGGAGAGTAATGTGTCAGAAAATATGTATGCACATGAATTTAATAACGAGATTTATGTAGAATTTGTTAAAGATGGTAGAAGTTCTAACTTACATATGACTAGAGAATTTGCTGAAAAGTTAATGAAATCACTGGAAAAAATATTAAAAGTAGGTCAAAATAGTGACAGAGATTGGATAAAGTTCGATGAAATAACTCCACCAAAGTCAGATGATCCTACTAATCCTGGAGGTGTATATTATGAAGTTATGTTGAATAGTGGAGAGATATCTAGATTGTGTTGGTGGCTTAATCATTGGTACTGTTCATTAGATAATGGTAATGTACTATATTGGAGGCCTCTTGAAAATAAATCCTAGGGGTTTTTGGGAGAACGATACAGAAGAAGGTCATGGGATTGATCCTAATCTAGCTCAAGGTTTGATAGAATTTTTTACAAGAGAATACTTTAATTTTATCCTGGATTATAATGATTCTAGTGTATATATAGCAGATGTTGGTTGTGGTACTGGATACTATACTAAAAAATTAACCAATAGAAGTGAATTATTTTGTAAGGGGTATGATGGAAATCCAAATACTCCACAAATAGCCGGAGATAATTTTAAAGTTTTTGACTTTACTCAAGACGCTAAGTCTTTGGGAATCTATGATTGGGTATTGTGTTTAGAAGTTGGAGAGCATATACCAGAAGAATATGAGCAAATCTTTCTAGATAATCTGGCCTATTTAGCTGATTACGGAATAGTTTTAAGTTGGTCTATTCCTGGATTTGGTGGAGATGGGCATGTAAATCCAAAGTCGAATCAGTATATAATCCATGAAATGAAAGAAAGAGGATTCAAATACAGCAAAAAAGATACAAAGGAACTTAGAAACTCAGCCTCCGAATACCCTAGTATTGGGTGGTGGTTTCGTGAAACCTTAATGTGTTTTCGTAGAGAAAAAGATTATAGAGGAACTTCAATATTTGAACCGACAGCGGATGAAATTATGGAAGGACTTCAGAAGGATTGGGAGGAATCACATTGATAATTTATACAGGTGCAACTTTCGATATTTTACATGCAGGTCATATTAACTTTTTGCGACAATGCAAGGAATACTTTCCAGACAGTTATTTAATAGTCTCTCTAAATACAGATGAATTTATTGAACAATTTAAAGGAAAGATGCCGGTATTTAATTTTGATGAAAGAAAAAAACTTTTAGAAACTGTGGAATATGTAGATGAGGTTATCCGTAATATTGGAGGAGAAGATTCCAAACCAGCTATATTAACTGTTGAACCTGATGTGATAATTATAGGAAGTGATTGGTTAAATAAAGATTATCTAAAGCAAATGAGTCTCACAGAAGAGTGGCTAAGAAAAAACCATATAGCTTTAATATATATTCCTTACACAGAAATAATTAGCACCACAGAAATAAAGAAAAGACTGTCCAATGCTTAAAGATACCATAGTAGTTACATTTTCTGGAACTCCAATTCACAAAGAATATCAAGAAGAATTTGATTCCTTGTATGGAAATAAGTTTCACAAACATATTAAATGGACTTCCAGTTATCTAGAACAAACTCTATACTACCACGCTCATCAGGATATTTTCAAGTATAAAAAATACTTCGGATATTTTCTATGGAAACCATTTATAATATTAGATGCAAGATTTCGTTATCCAAATAGAGTTATACTATATTGTGATAGTAATATAAGATTTAAAGATATATATGGATTTGCAGAAAAGTTTGATTATTGGATAAATAAAGAGCACTTGTTCTTAGTTAAACATGATCATTACTTTAACGATGAATGGACTAAAAGAGATACTTTTGTAAACATGGATGCAGACTCAAGTTTATATTGGTCAGGTAAACAAAGATGGTCTGTACTATTTGGCATTAGACCGTCTGAGTTTGGTGGAAAATTCTTGAGAGAGTATCAGCAATACTGTGAAAACCCATCTAATATTACTGAAGAATCTAATATCTGCGGGTTAGATAATTTACCTCTCTTTAGAGGACATAGATGGGAACAGAGCATTTTGTCTATACTGGCAGAAAGATATGGAATAGACGGGCCTACAGATATTGAAATGCTCGAATACTATGATAAAGTTTATAGCTCAGAATTAATAAAATATAAGGAAGAAATAAATGCAAATATCTCCTAGTTGTCAGATACCAGAATTACTTGGAATTTATAACAGAGTTTTTGAAAATAGAAAATGTTTTTTTATAGATATTGGAGCTTTTGATGGATATGTTTTTAGTAACTGTTGGGGATTAGCAGAAGATGGATGGAGAGGAATCTTTATAGAACCTAATCCAGATTTGTTTGACCTGTGTAATCAAAGATATAAAAATAATCCAAAAGTAACTACAATTAAATATGCTATTGGAGATGAGAATAAAGAAAATGTTACTCTATATACGGGCGGTACTCTTACCACGACAAGTCTAGAAAGTCTAGAACTATATAATCAAATAGAGTGGAGTCATGGATTACTGAATAAAGATAGATTTATTAAATCTTCTATGAGAACATTAAATTCTATTATAGGTGAATTTGGTGAAGGATACATGCCAGACGTTATATCTATAGATACAGAAGGAAATGAGTTGGATGTACTTAAAGGATTTAATATTAGATTTTATCTTCCCAAAATAGTCATAGTAGAGACTCATGAACTTAGCAAGGATACAAGACTGAGCAGAAATTTTCCAGCAATTGATCAATATTTTAATGATACAGAGATATATACTAAAGCTTTTAGTGACGAGATAAATACCATCTATGAAAGGATTCAACTTTTTCGATAAAATATTTTATATCAATTTAGACAAAAGAATAGACAGATTAGAAGCTTGTAAGGGGGAATTAAACAAAGTGGGAGTTATAGCAGAAAGACAACCAGGAATAATCTACGATGGATTTGAAGATAAGCATAGAAATGCTTGTATAGGAAATCATTTAGCTCACGCTCAATGTCTGATTAAGTCTAGGGGTTTTAATAATGTATTAATCTTTGAGGATGATATTGAATGGCTATTAAATCCCCAAGAAGTATTAGAAAATTTAAATCAATTCCTAATCGAACTCCCTGAAGATTGGGATATATTCTATCTTGGAATTAATATGGATATGTACGAAGCCTACAGAGTTTCAGATCATGTAGCTAAAATTAATGGAGGGTTTTCCACCCATGCTTATTGTGTGAGATCTAATTTATTCGATCTACTTATTGATATTAATTCTGACAAAACTATCACACATAATGATGTTACTTATACTAACGATGTAATTCCAAATTATAATGTTTATATTCCGATTCCACTGCTAGCTGGACAAAGAAAAGACTTCAGTGATATCCAGGGGGTTATAATGGATTCAAATCCAATGTTTATTCAAAGATTTAAAGATAGGATGATAAAATGAAACTCACTACTATATTTATTTTAGTTAATTGTACATGGAAGTAACTTTTCTGATCCCCACCTTAGGAAGATATTCTATTCATCAGGCTTTAGGAAGCTTAAGGGATCAAACTAATCCTAACTGGAAAGCTATTGTGGTATTCGATAATCACGACATTACCATAAGTACGGATGAAAAAGTATCTGCATATAGATTTGATAAACCGTTAGGTCAAGGGCCTGGAATAGTAAGAAACTATGCATTTCCATTTGTAGATACCGATTGGATTGCCTTTTTAGATGATGATGATTATGTAGATAAAACTTATGTAGATAGAATATTTCATTATGCTAAAGCTAATTATGATTTAATTAACTTCACATATAGAGATGTTAACTCTGGAAATACTCAACCATCACCAGGAATGAAAGTTCCACAATACTGTCATATAGGAATGTCTGTAGCTGTGAGAACTTCTTTAGTTCGGGATAATAATATCCAGTTTATTCCAGGTTCTTGTGAGGATTGGTTTTTTATAGATGATTGTGTTCAAGCCGGGGCCAAGTATATTCTAACGGGGGAGATTTTATATTTTGTTGGTAAGAGGAGTGGTTGGAGATGATTAAACCCAAAATCTCTCAAGAAGATTTACAACTATACGAGATATTAAGAAATCCTGCATTATGTACAGAATTTATATACAACTTAGATAAGACTTCGTGGGAAGAACCTTTTGAATTTACATTATACCAAAAAGAAATCCTATGCGATTTTCATGATCATGTTAGTGTTACAACAGCTAGAGCTGTAGGAAAGACTGTATCCCTTTCATCTTTGATCATATGGATGCTTATTTTTAATGTGTATGGCAGAGATTATATTGTGTACACAGTTCCAAACAGAGCTCACTTACAACCTGTTTGGCAGAATCTACAAAGAAGCTTCAGATCAAATTCTCTATTAAAAATGTTCATCCCCACGGGTGGGGGGTTTAATAGTTCAGTTTTTGAAATTAACTTAACAAATAACGCAGCTCTTACTTGTAGAATTGCCGGTATGACTGGAACAGGAGCTAATGTAATCGGCTTACATACTCCTGTAGTTTTACTTGACGAAGCTGGGTACTATCCTTGGGGTACTTGGGTAGAATTACAACCAATTCTAAATACATTTACTGAAGGACACAGGCAAATAGTTTCTGGAGTTCCCACCGGAGTTAGAGAAAAGAATGTTTTATTTACGGCAGATCAAGAAGATCCATCCTACACTAAACATAGAGCTACAGCTTTTGATAATCCTAGGTTTATGGAAAGTGATCATCAACATGCTATTGAACAGTACGGAGGAGAAGACTCTGAGGATTATATTCACTTAGTTCTAGGTAAACACGGAGCTCCTGTTTATGCCCTATTCGATAGGAATTTATTTGAAATATCTAATTACAGAACTTATAAACTTATTATCAATGGTATTGAACTAAAAGATAATATAGCTAATTATATTCCAAAATTAGCTATGTTTCCATTAATGGGAAATGAAAGAAAGGGAATAGTTTTATTTGGAGTAGATTTAGGATACACAGATCCGACAGCCATAACTATTATGTATGAAGATATTAATGGAAGATTAAAGTTTCATGGAAGGGTTCAGCTAAATAAAGTATCCTACAATCTACAGGATAAAATTATTGACTACCTGGATTCTAAGTTTGATCCAAGCATTATAGCTATTGATCAAGGTTCGTCTGGTATTGCAGTAATTCAAAGAATGCAAGAAGCAGACGAATACCTGCACAAAAATTATGCTAAAAGAATTATACCTATTAACTTTTCCGCATTTATTGATCACGGTGTGGATCAAGATGGAAAAGAATTAAAGACAAGAGTACGACCATTCTCGGTTTCAGTTCTACAAGAATACTCTAATAGCCACAGAATAGTTTATACTTCTACAGATATGGAGTTAATTTCGGAGCTGGAAAGAATGACATATACAAAAAGTCCATCAGGAGAGATATCCTATAAGACTCTAACTCCTAGAGGAGGCAAGAGAGGAGAAGATCACTTTACATCTTCTTTACTTTGTGCATCTTTAGCTTATTATTTGGAAAAAGATTTTACAAACTATAAAAAGAGAGTTAAAAAGCTAGCAGCCCCTAGATGGATCACATGAGGTAAAACACTATGACAGAACCAAGAAAGTTAGCTCAAGCACAAATGTTTACCAGCGTTCTTCCATCTGCGGGTAATCCGTGGTCTACTACAGAAGTAGATAAAATGGAAGTAAAGGATTTAAATACATTTGCTAAAATAGTAGATGCATGTAGATTCTTTTATAGACACGACAGTATTGTTTCATCCGTTATTAATAAAAGTATAGATATTGGGATTAATGATTTAGTTTTTGATAGTAAAGATTTAACATCTAATGCCAAGAAAGTTGTAGAGGGGTTACTTCCAGAACTTCACGACTTTGCTGAAACTATGGCATTAGAATTTTTGGTGTCAGGATTAGTAGTTCCCGAAATAAAATATGCTAACGTAACTAGAGATCAATTAAAAGAAATGAGCATCAAGAAGTTTGAAACTCTAGTTATGCCTGTAGCTATGTGGGTTCGTGATCCAACATCTATAAAAATAAACTATACAATGGTAATGGATAAACCGTCCTACTATGTTAAAGTTCCAGAGAAACTAATCCAATTTATTTTAGGTAAAGGAACGTATGCAGACGGAACAAAAGATCCAGAATTATATGCTAAATTAAAAGCTTACTATCCAGAATTTATATTAAAAGTAGAAGAAAAACAAGAATATATTCTAATAGAGGACGACAGTTTGATCTTCAGGAACAGGCCTATATCAGATTCTCCCTACCCTACTCCTTATTTATACGCAGCTTTAGAACCATTAAAGCACAAGAGAAATCTAAGAAGAATGGATTACTCTATTGCCGCTAGAGTTATCGGAGCTATCCAGCTATTTAGATTGGGTAATGATGAGTTTCCAGTAACAGAAGATCAAGACGAACAGTTCCAAGCTATTAAAGATCAAATGTATTGGAGATTAACTTCCCAAAAAGATATAGAAAGAATCTTCCAACTATTCGCTAACCACACTCTACAGATCGACTGGATATTTCCTCCAGTAGAAGCTCTTCTAAATGAAAATAAATACAAAGAAGTTAATGAAGATATCATGATAGCTCTAGGATTTCCTAAAATATTAATTACTGGAGAGGTAACAAAAACCGGAACTTCTAATCCAGAGTTTGCTACAATGGCCCCAACTAAAACTCTAGAAGCCATGAGAAAAAGAATACTAAGAGTTTTGAATAGAGTTATTGATGTTACTTTTGAAGAGAATGGATTTAGTGGAGATACCACTCTAAAGTTTACTCAAATGAATCTATCAGAATTCAGTACTCTAGTAGAGGGTCTAACTAAACTGTATAACACTGGAAACCTTTCTAGAAAATCCTACTCAGGAGCTTTTGGATACGATATAGAAGAGGAAATGAAACAAAGATCAGATGAAAAAGAATTGTTAACTCAATACGGACTAGATGAATTCAATCCACAACCCTTTACTCCTTCAGCAAATAACAACAATACCGCCCCTCCAAGTAACAAACCCAAGATAAATCCACAGGAAAATCAGAAAAATCCTCAAAAATAGTATAGTTATGCACTAAATGTTGCATAATGTGTTATACTCACAATGAGGGGAGGAATATATATTCTATTCCCAGGAGCTTATTATGGAAGATGAAAAAATAATTATAAAAGAATTTCAGTTAGAATTGGTCGAGCTTTCAGAAATGGAGGCTGAGGCAGCTGTTACTACTAACTCACAGTTTAACTATCTAAAGTTTATTCTGACTGATAACAAACCAAACGCTAATAAGCAAAGAGTTCCAACAGAGGAATTCCCGAACTTAGTAAAAACTGGATATTTTGCGCCTTTAAAGATGGCACTAGGAACTATCGGTGACGGCCATGCCCAGGCTGTTCCTCTAGGAGTCATCACACACTTGAAACAAACAGAAAATGATATCAGAGGTATTGCAGCTTTATGGACTAAAGAAAGACCAGAAGATGTTGCTCTCATTAAGAAAGCTTATGCTGAAAAAATTCCATTGAATGTCAGTTGGGAAATTTCCTATATAGATTCTTTAATGGATGATGAGGGTATTGAAAATCTTTCAGGTACTTCTTTAAGAGCAGCTACTATAGTAGGAATGCCAGCCTACCAGGGTAGAACTCCCATTTTTGCTGTAGCTTCTGACAATAAGGAGGATAAAACCTTGGACGAGCTAGAAACCTTAAAAACACAGCTCCAGGAAGCACAGGATAATCTAATCAAAGCAGAAGCAAAAACTGTTGAATTAGATAATAAAGTTAAAGAAATAGAAGTTTTACTTCCAGAACTGGATATTCTCAGAGAGTACAAAGCATCTATTGAGAAGGTACAGGCAGAGGAAGCTAAGCTAGATGCAATTAAAGCTAGATTCAAAGAAGTTGGTATTGCTAAGGAAGATGAGTACTTTGCATCCAACAGAGAAAATCTAATTAATATGCCAACAGAAGCTTTAGATTTTATGCTTCAAGAGCTGGTAGCTTTTTCTTCTAAAAAAGAAGAGAAGGCTGAAAAGAAAATAACAATTCCAAATCTTGAAGGAGACGATGATATAGATTTATCCGATCCCAAAGAGATTGCGAAAGCACTCAGAGAACTAAACTCTCGTAAATAGGAGAATGTAAAAAATGGAAATCAACAAGTATACTGATATTACTGGTGTGGTAACTGTTGAAGATGTTGTAGAAGGTAGAATGGTTCTGCTAGTTAATTCTAGCGAAACTCATGACTATGGTTCTAGAGAGGATTTACCAGGAGTAAGAATTCCTGCTGATTCCACAGAAGCTGCGAAAGCTAGATTTTGTTTAACTTGGGCAGTCGATAATACTCAACCTCCAATCTACAACCCTTACCCAACAGTAGCTAATACTTCTTTACGGTGGGGATTTGACGGAGCTGCGAATGTTCCATTTGCCGCTACTGTTTATCTGTCCTCACTAAGCAATACCGAAGGATTAACTATCCCATCAGGTACTCTAGCTTTAGCTTTTGGCCCTGGTGTATTTACTATTCCTTCCGGTGGATTTGTTTATAGTGCAAATCTAGTCGCAGGAGCTTACCTAGAAGTACTCAATACAGCTGACGATGGAGCTGATGCGGGTAAACTTAACTACACAGCCTCTGTTAGTTTTGCCGAAGTTATGGAGTTGGATGCAGATCAGAACCTAACCTTCCGCATCCTTTACTAAAATTCAGGAGGTCACAAAAACATGGATGAATTAAAATTAAAGGAAGCTATTGCGTCATTGGCTGAAGATAAAGGGAAAAGAGATGCATTAGCTGAAATGTTCGTGGAGTATATCCAACCAAATCATATCGTTGTAGATTTTGTTGGTATGCTTCTAAATGCTAGAGCTCTAAAAGAGGGCGACTCCCTAGTAAAGAAACTAAGAAGTCAAGCCAGAGTTAGAACTCTAGTTCCAGGTTCTATCCATCTCAAAGACGAGATCACCGTACAGGCCAGAGCTAACTATATGTTAGACGGTGCTGATGTTGGTGTAACTTGGAATGAGTGGGAAATGGAAGCTGGAGATATTGGAACAGTAGAAGAAATTAGAAGTGAAATGCTAGCTCAACTAAGGGACTACTACCAGACTAAAGTCTTTACAGCTCTTTCTACAATCTGGACAGCTGTCAATACTCCTAACAACTTCGTAAATGTTGGTGGAGCTATTAATGCTACCGTTTTGAAAGCTGGTATTGATTATGTCAATCAGACTACTGGTGGAGTAAAAGCTGTAGTTGGTGCTAGATCAGCTCTAACTCCAGTTACTGAATTCGGTGCTTTCTGGAAAGATGATTTCTCTGCTGTAACTCCAACTACAGTTGGAATTGATTCTAGACTTGAGCAGGTTATGAGAGAGGGTTGGCTAGGTACTTACTACGGAGCTCCTCTTGTAGCTATTAATCAGGTTTGGGATAATCCAGCAGGTCATAATGCACTAATTCCTGTTGATAAAGTTCTAATTATTGGTGAGAATGTTGGTGAGTTTATTACTTATGGTGATGTTAAACAAAAACAATACAGTGATCCTAAACCA